CTGGTGCCGTTGGGCACCGGCGCGCAGCGCATGATCTGCACCGTGATCTCGGCGACCTCCCACGGCGGGCCGCACGAGCCCACGGGGGCGGTCTGCTGCGCGGGGAACTGCTCGCTCAGCACGATCAGGCCGACGGAGACGTACAGCGCTCCGCAGTCGCAGCCGTCCCAGGCGATGAAGCCGGGCACGATGCAGCTGCGCTCCACCGGCGTGGTGAGCGAGGATTCCACCGCCGTCTTGATCGCGGTAGCGACCTGGAACCACTTGGTGGTCCCGGTGATGATGCCGGTCATGAATGCCTCCGCAGCCATCGGCTATGGGCGCAGGGGCAAGCCCATGTGCCGTCCATGATTCCGTGCCAGAGCCATACGGGCCAGCTCATGTCCCCGCCCTGCGCGGCGGCCGGGTGTCCACGCTGTAGACCCGGCTGCGCGACTTCAGGCGGCTGGGGTTGACCGTGGTGACGAAGGCGTCCACCAGGTAGAGGCCGGTGCGGCCTTCCTTCATCAGGGAGCCCAGCTCGGGGAAGCGGATCTCGACTCCCTGCCGGACGAGGGACTGCACGCCCGGCGGGAGCTGGCAGTCCTCACCGGCCATGCCGCGCAGGATCTGGCAGGCCATCTCGCCGACGGCCAGCTGGCCGCCGACCGGGACGTCCTGGCCGTAGTTCGCGGTCACCGACCAGGTGCCAGCCTGGGAGTCGTCCTTGCTCAGGTCGTTGTAGCGGGGCCAGCGCTGGCCGTCGGTGCGCACCAGCAGCCGGTTGTCGTCCACCCGGTAGGCGCCGGTGACCATCGGCGTGCCGTCCATCTTGACCGAGACGATCGAGCTGACCGGCGCGGGGAGCACGACCTCGGAGACCCGGGAGCACGAGCACCCGCCGGAGCAGGACCCGCAGCTGAGGTCGAACCAGAGCCCGGGGTAGGCCAGCCCGCCGTAGGAGTACCCGGCGCCGTAGGCGGTCGTGGACCACGGCTCGCCGAACATCCCCCACCACTGGTTGTCGTAGTGGTTGCGGCGGCAGGGCCGCAGCGTCACCTGGCAGGTGCCGAACTGGCGGCCGGACAGGGCCCACACGATCTCGGTGGCCGCCTGCACGGCGTAGCCGGTGGCGGTCGGGGACTTGGCCGAGACGTCGCAGGTCCAGACGGGGGTCCAGGGCGAGCACGGGCCGAACGCGTTGACGGTCATGACCCTCTCCTCAGATCGACGGGACCGGGCCGACGGCCGCACGGACGTCGAACTTCAGCAGGATGGAGTCGTACCTCGTCACGCCGTTGCCCACCCATATCTCGGCCTGGTAGCTGCCGGGGGTCGGGAACTCCGAGCCGGTCCAGGCGTAGGTCACGACGCCCGAGGCCGGGGTGCTCACCGTGGCGTTGTACTGCGTGGCCGCGCCGTACCGCTCCCGGACGTTGACCTTGGCGGTGTAGCCGGTCAGGTTGATCGGGGCGTTGGTCGAGTCGAGGAAGGTGTAGTTCAGTGGGGGTGGCTTCTCGCCGGTCACGTATGGACCGATCACCGCACTGGTGGTGCTCACTGGTGACCAGCCTCCTGACCTGACGCGGATGTGGCGGGCTCTCGTCCCGCTGCTGAGGTTACCGTCGTTGAGCCATAGCTCCCGCCGGGCTCCCGGCCGTTGGCCGAGTTGACGTCGCGGCGGGCACCGGAGAGCGCGGTGACCGGCTCGCGGCCGGAGACGTCCTCGTGGGTCACGGGCGGCAGGCCGATACCGAAGGCATCCGCCACCGCCGGGGCGAAGCCCGCGTTGGCCATGATGGCGGTGAAGTCGTCGGCCGCCGCGCCGGTCGCGCTGGCGGTCCCGGCGGTCGCCACGGTCCCCGAGACGGTCTGGGCGACCGCATCGAATGCCGCGCCGGTGGCGGACGCCTCGCTCGGGGAGGCCGTCAGGTTGGCGTTGGCCGTGGCGTCGTGCGCCGTACCGGTGGCCGCAGCCACGTCGGCGTTCGCCGTGGTGGAGCTGACGGTCTGTGCGGCCACGTCGGGAGCCGAGCCGGTAGCCTGTGCGGTGCCCGGCTGGGCAGCCACGGCGGTCATAGGGTCGGACGCGACACCGGCCGCCGTGACGAAGCCGGACGAGGCCGCGAGTTGAGCCTGTCCGTCGGCCGCCGCGTCCGAGCCAGCCGGGGTGTCGGGCAGGGCGGTGGTCGAGGCGGAGCCGTCGGCCGCCGCGCCGGTGCCCGCACCGAAGCCCGAGGTTGCCGCGAGAGCGCCTGTCGCGTCCTGGCTGGTACCGGTCGCCGCACTGGCTCCCGGGAACGTGCTGAGCGCCACGGAGGCATCGCTCGCGGTACCTGTCCCGAGCGCGATGTCCGCCTGCGCGACCGTGGCCCCGGAAACCTGGACCAGGGCGTCGTAGGCCACGCCCGGACCCACGGGAGTGTCGGGCAGGGCGGTGATCGAGGTGGAGCCGTCGGCCGCCGCGCCGGTGGAGAGGGAAACGTCCGAGGTTGCCGCGAGAGCGCCTGTCGCGCCAGCGGCGGTACCCGTGGCCGTCGGGGTGTCCGGGAACGCGCTGAGCGCCACGGAGGCGTCGCTCGCGGTGCCTGTCCCGAGCGCGACGTCCGCCGTGGCGATGGTCGTTGGGGAATCGAGCGCCGTTCCGGCACCCACGGGGGCGTCGGGCAGCGCAGTGACCGAGGCCGAGCCGTCGGCCGCTGCGCCTGCGCCCACCGGAGCCCCGGGCAGAGCCCCGGCCGCGCCGGTAGCGTCGGTCGCCGTACCTCCGTCGGTCGGGGTGCCGGGGAGAGCGCTCAGGGCGGCCATCGCGTCGGCCGCTGCGCCCGCGCCCACGGGGGTGCTGGGCAGCGCGGTGAGCTGGACCGAGCCGTCGGCCGCCGCGCCCGCTTCGGACGGGGTGCCGGGGAGAGCACTCAGGGCAGCCGTGGCGTCGGCCGCCGAGCCTGCTCCGGTCGGCTGCCCGGCCGTGGCGATGGCCATCGGGGCGTCGAACGCCGCGCCTGCTTCGGTCGGGGTGCCGGGCAGCGCGGTGATCGAGGCCGTGCCGTCGGCCGCCGTACCCGGGCCCACCGGAGTGTCGGGCAGGGCTGCCAGCGCGGCGGTCGCGCTCTGCGCCGCGTCGGTGCCGCCCGACTGCCCTGCGGTGATGGAGAGCTGAGCCTGCGCGTCCTGCGCCGCGTCGGTACCGCCGGGCTGCTCGGGCAGGGCGGCCAGCGCGGCGGTCGCGTCCTGAGCCACGTCCGTGGCCAGGGCGACGACGGCCGTGGCGATGACGTCGTTGGCCAGCAGGGGCAACGAGACGGTGACGTACGCCTTAGCCGGTTGGCCCCGGCCGAGCCGGGCCAACGGTCAGCACTCCTCGAAGACGATGTACGCCAGGGCGGTGACGGTGGCCGAGGTGCTGATCCGGAGCTGGCAGAACTTGGACACGGCGCAGACCGGCTCGCGACCCAGCGGCCACTGCTTGATGTAGAGGCCGGTGGGGGCGAGGAACTGCGCGTCGAAGTATTTGTCCGGGGTGGCGGAGGTGATCGCGCCGTTGCCGTAGCCGGTGTTGGTCGTCGCGCCGTAGGTCAGCGCGGAGGTCTTCACGTTGTCACCGATGGCCAGCACCGTGGCAGTGGTGTGGGCGGTGGACACGGTGGACCCGGTTCCGTTCTGGACCAGCTCGCAGACGGCCGGGGTGCCAGCGGTCGAGCCGTTGAAGCTGACACCCCACTCCACGATCTTGATCTGCGTCGTGGCCGGGGTCTGGAGCTGGATGGCAACCTTGGCGCCGGTGGCGTACGCGGTGCCGCCCATGGTGGCTGTCGTCGCGCCGAACGCGTTGTTGTAAGCGATGAACTGCGTGGTCACTGGCTTACCTCGTCGCTGCTCGGTTGACCGTCTGCTGGACCGGGAGGGCGTAGACCGGCTCCAGCAGACGGGCGAAGATCACGGTGTCGATGAAGACGATGTCGGTGCTCACCAGGCCCGAGACGTGCTGCACGTTCAGCCGGGCGAAGGCGGTCGTGGCCGGGGTGGTCACGGTGACCGCCCCGTACTGGGACCAGAACTGGTTGTCGAGCGGGCTGCCGGACCCCTGCACCATGGTCTGGGTCGAGGTCACGGTGCTGCTGATGAACACCTGGCCGGAGGTGTACCAGTCGATGTTCACGTTGATCGTCACGGACGGCTTGGCGGTGTAGAAGCCGAAGGCGAGGACGTAGTCCAGGGAGGCCGAGATGGGGATGTCCGTGGTCCCGTTGACCGCGAGGGCTCCCGTGGTGGTCGCACCCTTGGTGATCTTCAGGGAGTGCGTGCCGTCCTTCGAGGGGTCCGTCGTCCCGTTGCTCAAGGCGATGGCGGACGCCTGCGTTCCCGACGACCAGGTCAGGATTCCCTCGAAGTTGGAGGCGTCCGGGACGACCAGGTTCGGCCCCCACAGAGGGCGGTAGCTGCTGGTCGTCACGGACCGCCCCCGATCAGGTGGTGATGCGGAGGAGGCCGTTGACGTTGAACACCACGGAGAAGGTACCGGCCGTGACGGACTGCGCACCGCCGAACCAGTTGTAGCAGACGCCCTGCTTGGCGATGCCGCCGGTGCCGACGAGGATGTTGTCGTCGTAGACCAGGCCGCCCTCGACACCCGACAGGGTGGCCGTGGCCACCGAGGTCAGGTCGGCCGCGTCGAACATGAAGACGCCAGCGGACGGGGTGGTGAAGGTCTTGGACGCCAGGGTGCGCCCGGCGGCGACCCAGTCGGTGCCGGAGGTCTTCTCGTTAGCGACGACCCACTGCGAGGCGGCCGCGTTGTAGCCGGTCGCGGTGAGGGCCACCGTGCGGTCGGGGGTGTTGCCGCCGTACAGGGCGAACTTGACCACGTCCGCACCCAGGCCCCCGTAGGAGGCCGGGAGCACGGCGGCCGTCTGGCCCTGGCCGTAAACGGACTTGGGCCATTCTTGGAAGATCCGGCTCTCGGTCCAGGCCATGGCTCATACCTCGATTCGCATGTGCGTGGTCGGAGCGAAGACGATCAGGTCGGTGCCATCCTCGCGGACAGTCTCGACGTTCATCACCGGGCGGCCGTTGCCGTCCAGCTGGACGTCCTGCTTGCCGATGTAGTCCTCGCGCTCGTGCGCGACGACGATGGCCTTGGAGCCGACCGGGAGCATCGGAGCCGTGATCCCGGCAAGCCCCTGGCAGGGGTGGAACCGGTTGCCCTCGCTGCCGTAGGTGACCGCGTAGGCCGGGCAGTTCGGGCAGAACCACTGCCGGGGGATCTTGCCGAGATCAGGGATCATGTCAGCGTCACCGGGGAGCAGGAAGGCGCCGGGGGAGCGGTCGTGGTGATGGTCCACAGCCAGTGGTCCAGCGTTCCGTTGCCGCCACCGGCGGCGTTAGCTGCTCCGGCCGGGAGCCAGGTGGTGCCGCTACCCGGGCCGTCGTTCCAGCCGATGACCGCAGTCGTGCTGGCCGCTCGGGTCTCCGAGGTGAGCTGGAGGGTCGAGCGGGCGTTGCTGATCTGGTACTGACCGATCTTGGTGGCGCCGACGTTCGGCCAGGCGTGGTAGATGTAGCGCTGGTTGCCGGACGGGTCACAGGCACCGGAACCGGCGACCTGCTGCCAGATCTCCAGGGAGTACCGGTTGGACGGCACGCCCTCCGCCACGGCGAAGCCGTAGCCGGTGTTGGTGACCGCCAGCTCGCGGGCCGACATCATGTACGCCGCGCCGGTGACGTTGACCTCACAGAAGTCGATCACCAGGTTGAAGCGCTTGAGGACCGGGTCGTCCTTCTGGTTGACGCAGACCGAGCCGTCGGCCGTGCGCTCGAAGAACTCGACACCGTCCTCGTACTGCGCATCCATCTGGACCTGGACGAAAGCCTTGCTGATGATCTGGACCGACGAGGCACCCGTCACCGGGTTGCCGCAGACGTCGACCTTGACCATCCGGTAGTGCGTGCCCTTGATCGGAGCCGCGCAATTGGAGGTGGTGGCCATGGTTCAACTCCTTACAAGGGTTACACCGTCGGGCTGGACGGAACGCCCAGACTGACTTGGATGGCGAAGTGGCAGCACTCGAAGCCGATCACGTACACGCGCTGAGCGATCATCCGCATGGTGTTCTCAATGCGGTCGAACGACTCGGGCACGCTCGGCATGTAGACGTCGCTCCGGTACCCGAACAGAGCGCCGGTGGCGTAGATCCAGGAGTCCGAGGCGCCGGAGGCGACACCGGCCGGGCTGGACCCGGTATAGCCGGTCCCGACCACGACCCGGTTGCCCGCCGTGGTGTAGAGAGCGCCGGTTCCGTCGTCCTTGACCAGGTCCCACGCCCGGAAGGTCGGCAGGGCCTCGGGGGCGATGTGGATGATGCCCTGGCCGTGGTAGCAGTCGGCCAGGGCGCCCTCGATCCGGCCCAGGGCGTCAGCGACGTCCAGGGTGGCTCCGGTGACCGACGTGTTGGCGGCCGTCTGGAGCGTGATCCCGGCCGGGTCGAGCAGTACGGCGTTCGCTGCCAGGTGAGGGAACACCGTGGTCTGCGCCACGCCGCCGGTGGCCGTCTTACCGGCGAGGCCGGTCCAGAAGGCACGCTCGACCTGCCACTGCTCGACCCTTTCCAGGGCCGAGGCGGCGATGGTCTCGGCGTCGCTCAGGCCGACCGGCGAGCAGTCGAACTCGGCGTACACCGAGAACGAGGTCGCGCCCCGGTTGGTCTGGACGACGTTGCTGGCCATAGGCGCCTGAGTGGTCGGGGCACCGCCGGTGCCGGTGACCGCGATGCACTCCTCGTACAGCGTGTCGCCGCCACCACAGCGCTCCGACCAGGTGATCCCGTTCTGCCAGTGGGTACCTTCTGCCGCAGGCTTCTGGACCGCTTCCCACAGACCGTACGGGAGCGAGGTGAAGCTGGGACCGGCGACAACTTGCCGAGGTCCAGCCATGGTTCACCACCTTCCCTGTGGTCCAGCCAGCCCCGTGGCCGAGGCTGGCTGGGGAGCGGAATCAGACCTTGGCGCCAGCGACACCGATAGCGAGGTTGCCGCCGACGTTGAGGCCGGTGGTGTACTTGCGCGACTCGTGGCCGACCTTGGCGATCAGGTGCGTCTCCTCGGCCCAGGCGGCGGTGAAGTCGTTCTCCGCGTTGAGGATGGAGTCGCGCACCACGCCGAGGTCCAGGCTCATGCCCTGGCCGTGGAGGAAGGTGCCCGCCGCGTAGATCAGGAAGTCCACCGTGGTCGGCCAGGCGACGATGCCAGAGGCGGTCGGGAGGCCGAACTGACCGGCGCCACGCACCTGCCAGTCGCTGACGAACTGCGGCCGGACGTTGCGGCTGGTGTAGAGGCCGGTGATCTGCGCGTCCACGAGGGACAGCATCTCCGGGCCGTCGATGCCGGGCCGGTAACCTGCGTCGGCCCGGAGGGCTTCGAGCAGCCAGTACGGGTAGACCACTTCGAGGACGGCGTCCTCGTCCATGGCGTACCGGGTGCGGTAGTCGGTGGCCGCGAGACCGGCCGCGTTCACGACACCCGGGAGGGCCGCGCCAGCTGCGTTGGTGATCGCGTTGGCCGTGACCGAGGCTGCCACCATCAGGGAGATGAGGCGCGCGTTGATCGCGTGGGCGTAGGCCGAGCGGAGCAGCCGGATGAAGTTCTGCGTCTGCTCGGGGTACGCGCTGTCGGTCAGGTTGCCCGCCGTGACGGTGAGGCCGTAAGCCTCAAGCCGCTGCGAGGTGAAGGCCGAGCACGGCACCCGCAGGGTGGGCTTGTTGACGGAGCCGGTGACGGTGAGGATGTCGTCGGTCTCGGTCCACAGCCACGGGTCCGAGGCGTTGCTGAACGGGAAGGCGAAGGAGCCGAAGCCGGAGGCCGGGTTGGAGCCACCAGCCTGGAAGAACACATCGCCGATCGCGGGGCTGGTCGGGAACTGGAGGCCGCCGCGCGTCACGCCGACCGTGGGGAGGTCGATGGTCTTGGGCAGACCGGCGATGTTGAAGAAGTCGTACGTGATCTCGTTCGGGGCGCACCAGCCACCACCGGCCACCAGGGCCTCGGCGTTCGAGCCGCCCTTGGAGACCATGTCGCGCCAGATCTCCTGGACCTCGAACGGGTTGACCCGGTCGTCCACGGTCTGGGCGAAGTCGTTGCGAATCCGAGCCACGGGGTGGCGGGGAGCCTGGCTGCCCATCGAGGTCGACGGGATGTTGCCCGCCTTGTCGGTGAACGCCTGCGCCAGCGCGGCGATGCTCGGGAGTTCCTGTCCGTTGCCGGACGCAGTGATCGCGAGCTTGGCGGCCGGAGCCTTGGCCTTCGGGGCGACGACGGACGTCGCGCTCAGGCTGGCCACAGCGCGGGCGCCGGAGTCACTGAGCACGGAGCCGTTGCGCTTGTCGGCCATGACCTGCACCAGCGCGGCGGTCGCGCCACGGGCGGCAGCGGCAGCGATGGCGTCCTCGCGGTCGGCCGTCATCCGAGTCTCTGCGACTGCTGCCTCCGGAGTTCCCTCCGCCGGTCCATGCACGGCCTCCTGGAGCTGCTGCATCTGAAGCTCCGCACGCGCCTTGGCGGCTGCGGCGGTAGCGTCGTGACGCACCTTGCGGGCGGACAGCTCGGCCTTGACACGGTCCAGGTCTTCCCGGAGCTTCATGGCGTAGGCCACCATGTCCGGGGTGTAGTCGGTGATCGAGTGGACGCGGTCGAACTCTGCGACCCCCTCGGTCTCCAGGGTGGCAAGTTCCTCGTCGGAGACCGCAGTGAGGTCATCCGGAGCGGGGAAGAGTGCGGACGGCTCAAACGGCTCAGCCACTGGGGGCCTCCGGCAATAGAAGCGGAGAGTAAACGCTCTTGGTCGGGGTCAAGGTAGCGCACATAATCCGAACAACCAAAGATCATATAGTTAGTTCGACCGGCATAAGTAAAGCTGACGCCCACTCAGGCCATGGAAACGCAGACGCAAGAGAGCCCCAGCCGGGTGAGGTCGGCTGGGGCTCCTGGTTGCTGATTCTACGTGTGGTCAGGCGCCGGGGGCGGCGGGGGAGCGGGCTGGTTGCATCCGCAGGACATCTCATTCCCTCCCTTCGTGCACGCGGTTGAACAGCATGTCCATCACCGTGCGGAACGCCTGCTGCACGGTCTCCTGCTCCGACTTGCCGTGCGTCACGGTCGGCCGACCGGCCGCGACCAGAGCCTGCTGGGCCCCGGAGGCGACGCGAGCACGGACCTTGGGCACGGGGAAGCCGGGGACGTTGACCGCGAGCAGACCCACCATGCGGAGCTGGCCGCCGATGCGGCGCCAGTCACCGGACACCTGTCCGGACGCCCGGAGTTCGTGGACCAGCAGCGGGTCGGCGCCGGGGCGGATCGCACCGGCGACCCAGATGCCGTGGGCGTCGTTGCCGACGGAGACGTCAGCCACGGCCGAGCCGGTGTTGTCGTAGTGCTCAGCGGCGGGCTGAGCCGCGTAGTTGAGCGGGGCGTGGCCGGTGCCCACGGTGATCTGCCCGACGGCTACCCGGCCGCCCTCGGCCGTGACGACCTCGCCGGTCATGTAGTACGGGTGCTGGTCCTCGTGCGGCGGCTGGATGCACGCGTCGGACTGGCCGATGTGGCAGGCGCCCCACATGGCGGCGTGGCCGTAGATGCGGCCGCTGTCGTCCACCTGGATGCCGGTGGGGACGGACAGCTTCGGGTCGGCGAACCACTCCTGCGGCGGCTTCCACTCCGGGCCTCCGTGGGCGACGAGGCCGTCCACCGAGGGGGCGAACACCACGTGGTGCTGCACCTTGTCGGTCGGCTGGCCTCCGGCCACGACCGCTCCGGCCTCGTCCAGCAGGGCGATGTACGCCTCAGCGAACGCAGGGATGTCGCAGAGCGTTGCCGCCCTGATCCGGCCGCCGTGGAACACGACCTTCTCCGGCGAGGTCATCAGCAGGTCGAACAGGTCTGCGTCCTCGCCGGTGGGGGTGCCCTCGGGCATGACGTACTCGATGTCAGCGTCGCTGATCGAGTCAGCGTCGATGCTGACGCCCCGGATGAACTGGCCCTTGATCATGTCGTGCACGCGCTGGCCGTCGACCTCCGCGAGGTTCAGCACGCCCTCGCCCATGAGCAGGCTGCCGTCCCGCCAGATGCGGTCGATGCGGCCGACGTTGACCGCCACGGTGTGGGGCTCGCCACCGTGGGAGTCCTCCTTGTTCCAGCGCAGCGGCAGCGGCAGGTCGGCCCACGCGAGCGCGCCGGTGGCGAACTCTCGCCCGTCGCCGGTCACCTTGCCCTCGATCGCCAGGGGGCCCTGCCAGGGGGCGGTGGTCTCGGGGGCCATGTCCTCCACGGCGGCCGGGGCACTCGCGGCGGCCGTGGTGCCCTTCTTGACGCACTTGCCGTTCGGGTCGGGCTCCATGCCGGGCGGGCACTCCTTGAGCTTGCCCTTGGCGGCCATGGCCAGCTCGACCTCGTCGGCCAGCGTGGCCTTGATGGCGTCGGGGGCGTCCTCGCCGATCTGGCTGTAGTGGGAGCGCAGGTGCGCCTTGGCGCTGGCGACAGCCGCCGGGTCGTGACCCTCCAGGGAGCTGACGCGCTGCGCGGCGGCGTGGACGCCATCCCTGTTCAGGGCGCCGTCGGGCTCGTGATGCGGCAGGAAGCAGCGGGACTTGACGGTGCCCTCGCCGGGGTCACAGGCAGCGGTGGCCCGCTGGTACTGGTCGTCGTCGTACCGGCTGGCGGCACCGTCCCAGGCGGCCTCGACCACGCTGGTGGTGAAGTGCGCGTCGGTCTCCTCGTCCACCGTGACGGTGTCCTCGGTGGCCGCCTTGTTGTTGGGCTTGAGCCGCTTGTCCTTCTTGGTGCCTTCGCTCGGCTTGCCGCCCAGCTCGGTTTCTGCCACGGCAATCGCCGTCCCTTCGGTCTGGGGTGCTGCTGCGGCCGTCGCGGCCTGGTCCCACACGGAGATGAGTGTTCCACGGCACCGGCCACCGCCTTGGCACAGTACATACCCGCCACCGGGATATGCCTCGTTCGCCGAGGTCAGGGTGCTGAACTCGGTACCGTCGATGCCCTTGCACGGCTTGCAGGTGTTGTGGTCCAGGGCCTCGCTGGCGAAGTAGTTGGCGGGCTCCGCCACCCTCAGCACGGCCAGGCGCCCGAAGTTCTGAGCGGCCGTCATGGCCTCGCCGATGTTCTCCCGGGGGTAGGCCAGGGACAGGTCGGTGAGGTGCTTGTCGACCTGCGTGGCCAGCTCGGAGCCGGTCTTGCCCCCGCCGAACAGCCGGGAGGCCGTCCGCTTGGCCGACTGGACCAGGCTGCCGCCCAGCACGGACGCCTTGGTCCGGCTGATGGCCCGGATCAGGTCGCGGGGAGAGAGGGCTGCGGTGAGGGCGTCGTCGTCCAGGCTCCACTCCGGCACCTTGACGCCCTGGTGCTCGGCCTCGCGCTGCTGCGCCCGGCCAGCCTGCTCGGCCAGCGCGGTCATCCGCCGGTAGAAGGCTTCGGCCGCCGGGTCTGTGTCGACGTGCAGCTGCTCCAGTGCCCCCAGGTCGTCCCCGAAAGCGGCGATCTGGCCTCGGATCTCCTGGCGCCACTGCGCGGCGAACACGCCGTACTCGCCGGTGGCCGTGGTCACGGCCGACTCCCAGTCGCGCTGGTGCCCGGCGAAGTCCCAGCCGCTGGCCTGCTCGGCGTCGGTGAGGTTGCGGCGCAGCGGAGCGGCGGCGGCCGTCACGGCAGAGGCGAGGGGGATGTCGGTGTCCTCCTTGCCGAAGCTGATCCGGATCCGGTCGAAGGTCACCGGGCCCAGCCGCTGCTCCAGGGTCTTGAGCAGGGACGGGTCGGAGGTATAGGCCGCACAGATGTGGGCGACCCACGGGGTGTGCTGGTCGGGCAGGCCGAGGTCTTCCAGCGGCTCCTCCACGGCCTTGTGCACGTGGCCCAGCTTGACCTCGGGCTCGGGCTGGTCGCCCACGTTCCAGACCCAACTGGGGCTGGAGCCGCCAGCGTTCCAGTGCGCGGCACCGAAGATGTTGGCGGTGAACGGGGTGAAGTCCTGAGCCGCCATCCGGACGATGTCGGTGATCGTCTTGCGGGCGAGGTCATCGAAGGCCGACCCGTCCTCACCAAGGAAGAAGAGGGTGAGGTGCAGTTCCGCCGACGATTCGCCGCCCCCGATGGCAAGTCGCTTCGCATCCGAAGCCGTTGGCATCAGGGCGATCATCCCGCCGGACAGGTGGGATCCGTCGGAGGCCAGCTCCGCCCGGCGGCCGTGGGCCGACTGCACGTGGTGACCGGCCTGGTGGAAGGACTCAGAGCTGAACTCGGTGGCCATTGGCTGCCTTCCCCTTCCGGGTGGCGATGCCCTGGACCGGGATCCAGGCGGACGTGTCCAGCTCGGGCGCCGGGCGGCCGACGATGAACTGCCCGAAGGTGTCCAGCCTGCACTCGTACGTGCCGGAGGTCAGGTGCGTGGGCAGCGCGGTCCAGGCCGCGTGGGTGAAGGGGCAGCTGTAGCTGTGCTCGGCGCACAGCGGCGGGTGGAGCAGCACCCCGGGCTCGACCTTGCTGAAGCGCACCGCGTGCAGGGCCCGCACCTGAGCGTTGATCAGCTCCGCCCGCGCCTTGACCTTGTCCGGCGGGGGAGGCTGCTCCCCCTTGCCGGGAGGACCGGGCTGAACGCCCTTCTCCGGAGGCGGGGGCGCCTGCTCCTTGGGATTGGGCGCACCGCCGCTCGCAGGCGGAGAGGCGGCAGGAGCGAGCAGCGGCTCCAGCACCTTCTTGCCGAGCAGGGCGTCCAGCGCGGCCGGGGCTGCGCCGGGGGTGTTGCGCAGCATCGTCTTGAGGCCGATGTCCTTCAGCTCGTCGGGCGTCGGGGCGTCGTCCTCATCGAAGCCGCCTTCGCGGCGCAGCGCCCGGCCGCTCAGCTCCATGCGGTCGTAGGTGGCCTGAGCGTTCTCGCTGCGGTCCGGCCGGACGGCCAGCTCGCTCATGTCGTACCAGACCGCGTACTGGGCGATCTCCTTGTCCGGCATGCCCGACGCCTTGAGCCGGGGGTGCAGGTAGCCGCGCGTCAGGCTGTCGCAGATGGCCTCGGCCGTCGGGGCGATGTGGGTCTTGAGGGCACCCTCGTCCAGCTGCCAGGCCGTCCAGTGGTTGATCTTGGACATGCCGGTCAGCACCTCGGCCGGGATGTCGAGCTTGTTGGCCAGGCGGTGGATCGCGCTCTCGCGCTTCTCGATGACCTTGTCGTCCAGCTTGAGCGTGAAGTCGATGTGGCGGATCTTGTCCACGAACTCGCCGGGGACCTTGATCGGGATCGGGATGACCGCGCTGGCGGTGCCCGGCGTGCGGATGGCCTCGGCCGCGATCTCGATCCACTCGGCGGTGAAGGGGTCAGGGGCGTCCTCGAACTCGGCTCGCACCGGGAAGGTGACCTCTTCGGGCAGCACGAGCACGCCCGCGCTCGCCAGGCGGCTGAGGTACTGCGCGGTGATGTGCCGGTTGACCAGCTCCAGTTCGCGCATGACGGGCAGCGCGGCGCGGGCGGTCGAGTCGGCCAGGTGGTAGAACCGGGCGTGCGGCCGCCAGATACGGACCGGGAGGCTGCCGGAGGGCAGGTCGGTCCAGGCGACGTTGGGGATGCGCTCGGTGACGACCTGGAACTTGCCGTTCTGGGCTCGGACTTCGTCAATCGAGCGGATGGTCCAGCTCTCGGCTCCGATGTCGCCTTCGCCGATCAGGTAGCAGTCTCCGGGCACGGTGAGCTGGAGCGCGAGGCCGCGCATGATGTTGGACTGACCGCCCACGCCACCGGCGAGCGCGCCCATGATCTCGGAGGCGATGCCCTTGTCCACGATGCTGGGCTCGTCGGCGTCAGCGGTGACCTCGGCCGCCCGAAGGCGCACCCGGGAGAGCATGTTGGCCAGCCACCAGGCGGCGGTGTTGAACTCACCGAGGCTGTCGTAGAAACCCCAGGCTTCGGCCTGCCAGGCTTGGGTGTGCTGGAGGAACTGCGACTGCGGACCCTTGACGACCGTGGCGGCGGCCGTGACGGCCTGCGGCTCGGGCATCGGGGCAGGCAGAGGGCGGCGGCCGATCCCGAACGCTGAGTACCACGGCATGTGAAGCCTCCCGGCCTTGGTCGAGGACAGGGTACCGTCGATCACCTGTAACGCCGCGCCGGGCAGCGCAGAGCCCCGTCGCGGTGGGCCACGACGGGGCTCTGTGTTGCTGCTGCAAGGGCCACCGTACAGCACTCAGCCCAGTGGGTGACCGTTGGAGTTGATGGACCCGGCCTGAGCGATGATCAGCCCACTCATCGACTGGACGGTCTGGTGGATCTGCCGGTCCCAGGTCTCCGCGTCGGCCTTGGGCAGGACGACGGTGAGCGTGGCGTTGGGGACGCGGACGGTGAGGATCATCACCTGGCCCTCGGGGGTGTTCTGCACGCTGGTGCTCAGCCATGCCGGGCTGGTGCCGACCGCCGGGTGCCCGGGGTCGTATGGCGGTATCTCGGCGGTCATGAGCACACCCACATCTGGAACGTGTAGTACCGGATCGACTTGGGGGTCCAGAGTTGGACCTCGCACCGGGTCCACCCGGCCGCGTCCAGCATGACCCGGATGTCCTCCTGGTCCCAGCTCCAGTAGTGCTCGGGGTTGTTGCTGTCGGCCTCCGCGTGAGGGGTGGTCAGCAGCATGTAGTCGGCCCGGCTGCGGATCTTGGCCAGCAGGGCGTCGGGGTCCTCCACATGCTCCAGGGTCTCGGAGCAGAGGTACATGTCCACGTGGTCCAGGGAGTCCAACTCGGTCTCGATCGGGCCGGTGCTGGTGTAGTCGCCTAGGGTCCGCCGCTCCCACGGATGCCGGGACTGGAGGACGATCGCGCCATCCCCGCAGGACAGGTCCGCGATCGAGCGGGCGCCGACCGAAGCCGCGAACTCGTCCAGCACGCGGGCGGTCTCAGCCACCCGCTCAATGTGGTCGGGCCACCAGGTGTGGGTGTACTGGTGGTCGTAGACCCGAACCAGCTCCTCGGGGGAGTAGAACGGCCTCAGCTGCACTCGGGTCATGGCTTACGCCTCATCATCCTGATCACTCCTGCTCCTATGACGATCACTCCTGCGGCCACGACGGCCGCTGCCCAGTTCACGGCCGACGAGGTAAGCCGTTGCAGGGCCCGGCTCCCTCGGTCCCACAGGCGTGGCCGGGCCGGGTGCAGACGTCGCTCTCCCGCGAACGGGCGGGACGGAAACGGGTGATGTCCGAGAGGATGCCGATGAGGAAACCTATCGCCAGCCCGGCGGCCATCGGGATCACGGTCGTGACCAGGAAGTCCAGGGTGAACCTCATGCCCAGTCCCTCGAAGCGAGCAGCGCCCCGGCACCCCACACTGAGGGCCACACAAGCAGGGGCGCCGGGACACCGATGGTGAACGCTACACCGGCGGTCAGGCCGAGCGAGACCCAGCCCGACGCGCACCAGGCGCAGGACCACAGATCGGCCAGCCACTGCGGGCTGTGCTTCCAGCGGCGCACGTAACGGTTGATCCGGCCATCTATCCGCATCACGCTGCCCAGCCTGGAGTGGGTGGTGACGGAGCTGTCGTCAACCGTCACCGCGTACTCCATCTCCCCGGAGGTCAGCGGGCGCCAGCCCCCGGCCACGCGGTCGCGCAGCCAGAGCGCCGGGGGGAACGTATCCCGGATGACCAAGCGGGTCAGGCGGAAGGTCGCAAGGGACATGAGCAGCAGCAGCAGCGGGACGTTCACGGTGTAGGACTCGCGATCTTGTTGATGTCGGACATGAGCTGGTCGAGCTGCACGTTGGTGCAGCCTCGGGTCTGCTCACTGAACCATGTGGACGAGGAGTCCGGCTCACCGGCCTCCGCCCAGTCCGCGAACAGCACGGCGGCCGTGGGGCAGTAGGCCGACGGAGAGGGACTCGGTGGGGCCACAGAGGAGGCGCCACCGCCCCCACAGGCCACCGTGAAGGCCAGCACTGCGGAGGCGGCGAGAGCGGCAGGGAGGCGCCTCACGCGACGAGCTTCCCGGCCGGACTGACGGTGGCCGGAACCGGGGCGGTCGCCTGAGTGCGGACGAAGAACCCGAGGATCACGGTGATGGCGCCGATCAGGTACGCCTGCTTGTCGGCGGGCCAGTCCAGGCCGAACGCGGCGAGCAGGGAGAACGCGGCGGTAGCCACGCCGGTGGCAAGAGCGATGATGCCGTCGTGCAGGGCGACGGCCGCGACGACCGCGAACACGAAGACGACGACAGCTGTGACGACACCCTGGACGTGGCTGTTGACGTTGAAGCCGAACGAGGTGAGGATGCCGAATCCGGCAGCGATGAGCGCCAGCCAAGACGCCAGCTCGCGCCCGAATATACGAACCATGGTTCCTTCTCTCAACTGGGGGCCGTGCACAGCCCCGACGGCACCAGGATGGCACGGTTTAACCAATCAGCTGGACTACCGGGGCGGTCAACTGGCCCGGCCAGGCACGATGGTGCGGGCCATCTGGCCTGAACCTCCGCCAAGGGAGCCCGTACCTGCGGACATCAGGTGCGCGAGCTTGAGCCCGTGAGCGTCCCAGACCATGGCGTCGAGGCGGTCGGGGGAGTACCCGGCATCGTCGGTCCAGGTGGTCAGTTGATCCTCCAGAGCCTCGAAGGTACCCGCGTGGTGCCAGCGCCCCTGTGCGGTCAGCGCGCTCACCGGCTGCGCCCGGACGGCCTTGCCCCGGGTGGCGGTGAGCTTGCGGATGGGGATGGACACGCCCAGGCTCTCGGCAGCGGAGCGGATGGTCGAGATGGCCATGTCCCCGCCGTAGTTGGTCTCCACGAAGATCTCGTCGGCCTCCCAGTCGATGGCCGCCTGCACGGCCGCCTTGCCCCAGCCGTTCGGGCTCATGTGGACGGTGCGGTCGTCCAGCACGAAGCCCTGGAGCTGGGGACGCTGGGACGCCGGGACGACGACACCCTCCTCGAACGGCATGGCCGACGGGGGCAGCCGCAGCCGCGAGCGCCCGGCCACGATGATGCCCTGCTCTCCGGCACCGCCGGACGGGTCGACACCGACGCAGATGCGGCCGAGGTCGGGAACGTCCTCGGGGCGGACGCGGGCAGCGTCGAGGATGACGTGCTTCCACAGCGCACCCTCGACCTCTTCGATCAGCTGGCCGAGGAGTTCCTGACGGCCCAGCTCGGTGCCGCCGTACTCGTCTTCGAGGGCCTGGCGGATCTCGACCGGGAGGTGGGGGTTGTCGTACATGGCCGCGCGGGTGACGACGACGTTTCTGACCTCGCCCTTGTCGAGCCGCTTGATCAGCGGGCGCAGCTTGGGGGTGGTCGAGCCGATCCAGTGCGGGCTCGGGCCGGAGCGCAGGCCGAAGCGCATCTGCGCCCAGGTGGTGTCCAGGTAGCGCCAGGCCGCCAATTCTTCAAGCCACTGGAGACACCTGTTCCCCCCAGACCTCAGCCGTTGCGTGTCCTCCTCGGTGTGGGCGCCGAACAGCTTGGCCTCGCTGCCGTTGGGCCACTTGATCACCGTGCCGCCGGTGGTGTTGACCATCTTGGCGGTCGAGTCGTGCGCGCTGATGCCCGAGGGCCCGCTGAAGCAACTCGTAGCCGCGTCACCCAGGGTGGGGGCGATGACGCCCATCCAGTGCGGGTGAGGGCCGGGGAGGCACGGCGGTCCCTTGACGTGGTCGACCATGTACTTGGCGCAGGTGTCGGTCTTCCCGGCGCCACGCCCGGCCATCAGCAGCCAGCCGTAGAAGCCGGGCGGCGGGGGGACCTGGTGGGGGAGCGGCTGCCAGCGGCCTGCCTGCTCGCCGAAGAGGCGCAGCAGTTGCGCTGCGCCCCGGGCGATCTCCTGCGCGTCAGTGGCCATGGGGCCAGTGTGCCGCTGAATCAGTCACCAGCCGCACCGGCGGTGCACCTCCACCAGCCTGTCGTACTTCACCGTGTCCGCTATCCCGCCGTCCCGCTGGCTGCGCTCCCAGGCCCGCATGATGCGCGAGCACTGCTCGTCGTGGCCGCCGTACGACGCGAAGTAGCGGGCCCGGTACCAGCGGTGCTTGAGTGCGGTGATCATGTCTGCTTCTTCCCCAGGGTCTTCATCAGCCGTTCCTCGGCCGCCAGGGCCTCGGTGTCGCACCAGTCGCACAGGTTGGACGGCTTGCCGCCGGAGCGGCCGGGCCACTGCTGGCCGCAGCTCCCGCAGAGCCCGGCCGCGACGTTGTCGTGCCAGCGGGCCATCTAGGACAGCCCCTGGTCCTTGGACCACTGGTCGGCGTACGCCTTGAGCTGCTTGTTGGTCACGGCCGGGCCGGGCTCGTACCAGAGCTTGACCTTGTCGTACATCTGCTGGTTGGTGACCGGGACACGGGGCGCCGGTGCGGTGACCCAGTGGGGGACGGTGATGTCGCCCTGCTGGCTGAGCAGCCAGGCCAGGTCGGTGCCCCGGACGTAGAACTTGCCGCTCTTGCCGAAGCCGAGGCCCCATGAGTTCCAGCCCTCGTAGACGTCGGTGCTGGTCTCGTAGCCGGTGAGCACCAGCTCGTGGCCTCCGGCCTCGCCGGACTGCTTGTCCACGACGAGGAAGCCGCCCGAGTCGGTGGTGAACATGGAGTTGAGCCAGATCGTGCCCCACAGCACCGAGCCGTACTGGAGTGCGCTCTTGACCGCCGGGATGCTGAAGGCGTGGGTGTAGGTGTCGACCAGGCCGAGGTCTTGCATGGCCTTCATGACGCCCAGGCCGTCGGAGCCGGTGTCGTCGGGCGGGTAGACGCCGGGGTAGCTGTCGGCGTGCGTGGTAAGGCTGTAGCCCTCCACGATGAACGGCTCGTCCACGGTGTAGGTGCCGGAGCGGACGATGCCGAAGCTGTCGGCCTTCACGGTCACCTGAGTGACACCCTGCCGCTGCTTACTGTCCGTTACCAGCGCACCGGCGCCCGCGTTGAAGGTGCAAGAGCCGAGCTGGAGTTGATCGAACGGAGCCACGCGCCGGGTCCAGCTGACGCTGCCGATCGCGGAGTTGGGCAGCACACCGACGGCGTGGTCCAGGCTGCGGGAGTCGTGCCGCACGTGGCGCCCGAGACGCGGATCGGTGGGGAGGAACCGGTGGGTGGTGATGGTCACGGGGGACTTCCTTTGAGCGGCTTGGGCTAAGCGTAGACGACGCCACCGTATAGCCATACGGCGGGAGTTGGCGTCAAGGGGACGCAAAGCTACTCCGGAGTACCGATCATGGCGCTGACCAGGGCAAATGCCGAACAGAAGTGGGCCTCTACCCGTGTGCCGCCCACTTCTGTCCGGCTCTTAGACGGGAGCCTCGGCAGTTTCCTACTCTACGTAGTAGTAACTTGTACTACGACTGCATACGGTTACCGTATAACCAACCGCTGCGCCGTATAGGTCACTTGAGGCGCAGCCGCTGGCCGGGCACGATGTAGTCCGGGTTCGAGCCCACGACCGACCGGTTGAGCGCGTACAGCCGCTGCCATCCGCCCTTGATTCCGTACCGCTTGGCGATCTTGGACAGCCAGTCCCCGGCCACGACCGCGTACTGCCCGGCCTTGACCGGCGGCTTGGACGTGGCGGGCGGCTTGCCCGGAACCGGGGCGACCTTGCCGTGCGGGCGCACCGCACCGAGGATGTGCCAGCTGCCGCCACCGGTGCGGGTGCTCAGCTTGCCGATGCCCACGCCACCGCCGAACCGTGACGCGGTGTCGATCAGCAGACCCGCGCCAGCGTAGATGCCGATGTGGTTCGCGTAGCCGCTGCTGTAGCCGAACGCGACGAGATCGCCGGGGCGCAGCGCCTTGAGGCTGACCCGGGGGAGGTTGTGCCACTGGGCGTTGGCGGTGCGGGGGATCGAGGTGCCCGCGCTGCGCCACGCGGCCGACGTGAGGCCCGAGCAGTCGAAGGACGCCGGGCCTGAGCCACCCCAGCGATAGTGCGCACCGAGCTTGGACCGAGCGTAGGCGACCGCCCGCAGGGCCGAACTCGTCACGGCCGACGGGGCCTTGGAGACCTTGAGCTGAGCGGTCACGCCCAGCAGGGGAGCCGGTCCGCCACGGCTGAGTCCGGCCTTGGGACCGCACTCCGGCCAGGCACCGGGGCCCTGGCCGGTCAGGACCTTCTCCGCGATGCGGATCTGCTCGGGCCGGGTGGCGTGGTCAGCACGTGAGGCGTAGGAACCACCGCCGTACGCGAGCCAGGTGGACGCGGTGAACTGGAGTCCGCCGTAGAACCCGTTGCCGGTGTTGATGGACCAGTTGCCCCCCGACTCGCACGCGGCGACCTTATCCCACGTGCTGACGCTGGCTGCCTCAGCGGCCGTCTGAGCGCCGAACAGCGCCACCCCGGTACCGGCGGCCGACACGGCGGCGACAGTCCCCAGAGCGCGCCGTGAGGCCACGCCTCGGGCCTGCCTCGGCTTGCTGTGACTTCCCACGGATGTCTCCCTGGTCGATCCCCGTCTAGCTGTCTGTCGCGGGTGATCGTAGCGAGGGAGCTACAAAACGCCGAAGATGCCTAGTCGGAGCGGCCTCAACTCGGCCTGGCGGATGGCAAGGAGGCGCCGCCCGGCGCCACCACGGTCGTCAACAGACGGTGGCCGCCGGGCAGGATGATCGGGATCTGCGTGGTGCTGGACTCCGAACGCGAGGCCCGCTGCGCCGACTTGAGCTGACGGCGCAGATCCGCGTTGTCGTCGGCCAGGCGAGCCCGGTCGGCCTCCGACCACTCAAGGTCGGCCCGGAGCTGCGCCATGGCCCGGCGGCTGCGCCTCAGTCCCCGGTGCTTGCCCACGGTCACAGGACCATGGAGAGCAGGTAGACGACGAGGACCACCAGGAGGATGATCACGATGATGCGCAGCGGGTCCATGAGCCTGGTCTCCTTAGACGGTGCTGTCCCCGGCCGGGGCGGCAGCTATGGCCAGTAGCCTGCCCTGTGCGGCCTCCATTGCACGCAGCCGCATCTCCGGGCCGAGCCCCAGGATCTCGATGGCCGCGAGCACGGCCTCCGCCACGGCGGTCGACTCCATCTCGATGCGGTGGGACAGCTCGACCTGAGTCGGAGCCTCCAGTCCCTTGATCTTGCAGATCTGCGCGATCAGCCGGGCGGCCGCGTCGATGGACTGGGTGTGGCCCTGCACGGCCTTGGGCCAGGTGGCGGCCAGCAGCCGTTCAAGGCGGTCGAGTTGCAGCTCACGGAGGTCTTCGACCGAGGTGTCGAGCTGCGCCCGGCTGCGCTCGCGGGCCCGCTTCAGGTCCATGCTGACGTGGTCGGCCGAGCTGTAGCCCTGGCCCTTGAGCTGCTGGTAGATGGTCTCCAGGTCGACCCCTGCCAGGCGCAGCTGGACGGCCTGCTTGCGCCGCTGCTCGACGCGGTGCTGCTCTTCGTCCTTGGACTCTCCGGGATTCCCAGTGGGCATGGTGATCCAACTCTCCTATGGGGCTAACTCCGAGTTACCGGACGCCGGTAGCCTTGCGCAGCTCCTGGTCGGGGGAGCCGCACTCGGTGATCTTTGTGCGGAAGTAGGACACGATGCTGACCCGCTCGGCACCGCACGCCTGGCAGAAGCCGTTGGGCTCCCGGCCGCAGGCGCACACCAGGGCGGTGTTGCCGTGCCACTGGTGGGCGTCCATGAGGATCAGGTCCCCGTGCTTCAGGTCGACCGCGACGCGGTACTCGGGGAACACCAGGTGGCCGCCGGTGTAGTCGCCCCGGCGCAGCACCGCGATCGTGCTGAAGCCCGCGTCCAGGTCGCCCTTGTCGGTGTGGACCCCGGTCGGGTACGTGTTGTTGACGGTGATCGTGCTGAACGGCGTACCGGGCACGACCCAGGCCGGATTGGTGCGGTCGGCCTCGGCCTGCTGCGCGGCGGCACGCTCGGGGACGTGGCGCTTCTGGAGTTCGGCCACGCGCTGGAAGATCGGGTGGAGCGTCTGCCACTCCGGCATGTGCGTGCCGGTCCAGGCCGTCAGGCGGCAGTGCTGCTTCTGGCCCTGCGGGTCGACGGCACCCGCGATCATCGACGGCACCTGGCGGGAGTAGGTGCGCCCCGGGCCCCGGCGCCCGTCCTCGGTGCGGCCGTGCAGGGTCTGGATGCGCTGGCTGCCGGACGCCAGGCCACGGTTGTTGGTCTTGTGGACCCGCAGCGAGTGCAGGATCTCGTAGACGCCCGGCTTGTCCAGCTCGCCGAGGAGGGCCCCGGGCAGGTACACGCACAGCGGCCGGTTGTCGGGCATGCGGATACGAGCCGGGCCGGTCAGCAGCAGGTTGTAGTCCGCCGGGCCGAGGATCTTCCCGGCCTTGGCCGCCAGCTCCTGCTCGGACACCCTCGTCCTCAGCCGTAGGTCGATCACCGCAGCACCTCCAGTTCGGGATCGAGGCCGAGCAGGAAGTCGGCGATCCGGTGGGGCGGACGGTCGGCACGGATGACGTGCACGTCGGCGTCCATCTGCATTCTCTCAGTCAGGCGGACCGCCCTGGTCGCTGCGCCCCGCATCCACTGCTCGTTCTGGGTCGAGCCCCGGGCCAGCCGCCGCTCCGCGAGGGTGTGCTGGTCGGCCGTCAGGTGCACGAGCATCACCTTGTACCCGGAGTTGCGCGCGGCCATCAGGAAGCCCACGGTGCCCAGCCGCGCTCCCTCACCGAGGATCAGCGAGTGGGGCTTGGTGGCGATCCACTCGACCGCCTTGGGCTGGACGCTCATGCCCAGGGAGTCCGTGCCGCTGAAGGCGTCGCGCCGCTTGCCCAGTTCGACCGCCACGGGGTCGGAGGAGAGCAGGCCGGTCGGATCGTGGCGCAGCAGGTGGTCGTGGGCGAACGGCTGGGTCCTGGCGAGACGCTGGCAGCGCTCGGTCAGTGCGGCCATCAGCGTCGACTTGCCCACACCGGGGGAGCCGACCAGGTACAGCAGGGTGCTCACAGCAGCTCCTTCATCGTCATCCGGCCACGAGCACACGTGGTCCGCGCAGGGTGGGTCTTGGCTGCACAGGTCGCAGTGCCGGGGATGGCACTCTCCGCAGCGCGTGCACGGGACGGTCTGCCAGGGACCGTCCAGGTAGCTCACAGCAGTTCCTTCATCGCGCTCAGGTGGGGCTCGGACCCGATGATCCAGAACAGCTCGGTCCCGTCACCCGGCTTGTGCCAGTGGGGCTGCTCGTCGTGCAGCCACTTCATGACCTTGCCCTCGTAGGTCGGGTGGAAGTCGATGCCGTCCTGCCGCCACGGGCGGCGGTCGGCGTACTTGACGTACCCGGTGCCGTGCAGGTCGTAGTGCTCCAGCAGCACGGGCCCGGTGTCCGGCATGTCGCCCCGGCTGCCGTTGTGCGGGCGCCAGTTGAACAGGCCGGTGATGTCGAGCCCCGTCGCTGCGCCTATCTGGTCCAGCCGCTTGTGGAGCCAGGCCAGCCGGTTAGGGCCTATGCCCACCAGCACGACTCGGCTGATCGAGCCGGGGCCGTACTTGGCCAGGCCGGTCAGGATGCCGGTCGCGCTGTTGGCCGAGCCGAACGGCAGCACGAGCGTGCGCACCTGGCTGGGGATGTTGACGACCTGCGGTGCGGCGACGAGGTGGAACTGCGCGATCTGCCGTGGCCCGGCCTCCGCCGGGGTGGTGATGCCGTAGGGCACGACGTACGAGTTGTGCTCCGCACGGTGCAGCGCGACCGCCCGCTGGAGCGCCGGGTTGTACGCGACCTTGACGAACTTGAGCTGCGCCCCGGCCGCCACGGCGATCTTCACGTTCTCGTGCTTCACCGCACTGGTCGCGTTGGTCGCCCCGAGGATCACCGTGACGTCGAGCCCGAAGTGGCGGCCGACCAGAGCGGTCATGCTGGACTGCGGGCTGAGCACCGAGCAGGCCGTGACCACCGGCCACTGGTTGTCCATGTGCTGCATCAGGTAGATGAGCTGGCGGAGCTTGGAGCCGTTGATGCCGCCGTAGCCCAGGGGGGCGAAGGCGTCCTCGCGCTTGAACCAGAGCCCTGACTCCCCCTGCTCCACCGGGGTCAGGGTGTCGGTGAGGTCGGCCCATGAGACGTCCCGGGGCAGCAGCTCATGGAAGATCGTGCCGCTGCTCATCAGTTCACCGGACCCAGCAGCACGATGGGCGCGGCATCCATCGGCTGGTAGGCGTCGGGATCGTCGGGGTCGGGCGCAGCGGGATGGACCTCTCCGCTCCAGGTGGTGTCCGGCTCGTAGGCGTAGCCGGTCGGGTCGACCGAGCTGAGCGGCGAATAGCCGTTGCCCTCCGCGTCCTTCTGGAGGATCACGGGGGTGTCGTCGGGGACTCCCTCCAGCCGGGCGCGCAGCTCCCCGGCCGTGACCACGTACTGCTTCCAGCCGTCGGTGTTCACCGCAGTACCATCCTGTCTCGCTTGATGTCGCGCCGGAGGCCGAACTCACCATGACCCACGGCGACGTCGAAAGTGGACCAGAACACCGGATCGTCGTGGCCCATGACCGGGATCTCGCCGTACTCGCGATACCAGTTCTGCTTGGTCGGGGCGCAGCCCGGGTCGTAGGGGTTGTCCTCCAGCCGCATCCAGCGGGGCAGGCACTCGGTGCGCGCTCGCCAGAACGGTGCCGTGTGCTGGACGCCCCCGCCGGGCCAGGTCGCCTCGTATCGGCGCAGCCGGTCGTAGAGCATGTCGTTGTAGACGCCGGGGTACCGCCGGTTGGGCTTGTGCCAGCCCTTGTACGTGCACAGGGCGGACTCCAGCGTGAAGTTGTTGACGTCTCCCGCCCAGCCCGCTCCGGCGCGGTCCTGCGCCTCTTCGAGGATGCTCGCGGCCACGGTCCCCAGCTTGGTGATGTCCCCGGCCGTGTAGCTCCCGTCGAAGGTGCCCAGGGCCTTGTCCCAGACGAGGTCGTCGCGGCCGGTGGCGATGCACAGCCCGTTGCGGTGGGAGCGCGAGCCGTCCTTGTCGCCCAGGAACAGGTCGTCGCAGTCGAACTGCACGCCCATGATCTTCAGGTACTCGGCGTACGAGAAGGCGCTCAGACGGCCGAACCCGTACAGGCTGGTGGCCCTGGCCCAGACTCCGGCGAACCCTCCGGAGGCGGCAGCTGACCACATGTCTGCCTGGCTTCCGCCGTAGGGGCGCAGCGCGGTGACGTAGCTGTCCACGGCCTCGGGCAGGCTCTTCTTCCAGTGGCGGCGGTCGGTGTCGAACGCCAGCCAGGGGTAGTGCTTCTGGTAGAAGCGGATCATGCGACGGACGTGCTCGTCGTTGGCCGGGTCGGGACAGACCTGGTGCAGGATCAGCGACGTGACCGGGTGCTGGGTGTTGCCGTTGAGGAACGCGAACCACAGGGCCTGCTCGTCCGTCCAGCCGTAGTGCTTGCGGAGCCAAGGCAGGACGTAGTACACCGCGCCAGGGCTGCTGCGCCGCTGGCAGGTCCACAGGAAGAACCGGATGAAGACCTCGCGCCGGTACTCCTGCCGCCGGAAGTCCATGCCTCGCTCAAGCTGCACCGTGAGCCTCCCTCATGTGAAGCACGATGAGCAGCGGCCGAACGGCCGCGCCGCACTCGACGCACAGCGTCTGCGCCCGCTCGACCTCGGGGTCCCGAGCGTGCTGCTCCCCGAGGGCTTCGGCCAGCCGCTCCGCCACGCGCAGCGCCATCGGGGTCGAGCGGGCGAAGGTGCCCCGGTCGGTCCAGCCGCACAGGCACTCGACCCCCCAGTTGCCGCCGGGCTGCGCCCCGTTGAAGGCAGCCCAGCCGACGGTGATGTGCTCAGTCGGTGCTGACATCAGCGTCCTCGACCTCGGCGTGGGTGCGCAGCGCGTACAGCACGATCTCCCCGGCGGTCAGGTCGCCGTCCCGCTCGCGCACCCGCTTGATCAGCTCAGCGGCCTCGGTGCGGTTGGCGATGGTCATCACCAGGATCAGCTCGGTCATCGCTCCGTCACCGTCGCCCCCGCCGTGGCGGGGCTCGTAGCTCTCGACGCGCTCACGCCGGGCCTGCTCCTCCTCCTCGGACTCGGCGTAGCGGGCGGCCGTGGGGCCGACCTCCGGCATCACGGTGGCGGCCGGTTCGAGCCGGGCGATCAGGTCGTCCAGCTCGTCGGGGTCGTAGCCGGTGCCGGACAGGTCGTCGGCGAAGGGCTTCAGCAGCTCCAGCAGTGCGCCGTTGTCGTACCCGCCCCACTCCTTGGACTTGTTGTCCAGCAGGTTGATCTTCACGGCGGTCTCGTCGTCCATCCGGTAGACCTCGCACCGGGAGTCGCTGCGCCCCAGGGAGGACAGCGCGAGCATCGTGTGGTTGCCCGCGACCACGACGTGCTGACCGTCGTCGGTGCGCCGGACCACCAGCGGCCGGTACTGGCCGTGCTCGGTGATGGACTCGGCGATCTTCTCGACGTCGCCCTGCCAGGCGTTGCCCGGGAAGGGCTTCAGCTCGGACAGCAGGATGTGGTCGGTTTCGACGTACTCGGCAGTCATGATCCGCTCTTCTCTGTGTGGGTGTTCGGCAGGCGTCCGAGCCGGGCCCAGCCCTCGGACGCGAGCAGCTTGAGCGCGGCCGGTGAGACCCCGGCGGCCTCCGCCTCGTGCCAGACGGCGGAACCCTGCTCCCGGGTGGTGATCTGATTGATCTTCACGAACCACTCCAGGGGCTTGACGCCCAGTCCGGTGATGGCCTTGAGCGGGCCGGTGTAGCCGTCGGCTCCCATGCTCGCGACCATGCCCTCGCCCCCGTCGGGGTTCACGGCGTTGCCGGGCAGCGTGACCCAGTCGTACACCTTCAGCGGCTGGTCCCCCTCCCAGGCGTAGGCGTACGTCTGCTGCGGTCCTCCGAGGATCTTCACCTGTACGGTCTGCATCGCTCTCTCCTGACTCACTTGATCCAGCCTTGCTGACGGGCGACCTTGAGTGCCCAGGTGCGCCGGTCCTGAGACAGATGGTGGCACGGGATGTCCTTGACCCCTAGCCGCGTGTAGCACTCACTCAGCAGCCGGGCCACCTTGGGCCGGGGCATGCCGAGTTCGAGAGCAGCGGCGGTCAGCGTGCGGCCGTCGGCCACGGTCTCCAGAACCAGCAGCTGCTGGGGGTAGGGCTTGTACGGTGCGCCGGGGTCCGTGTCGAAGTTCGCCGCCTCGTCCCAGCTCTTCTGCTCGCGGGCCTCTGCCCTCCGCCGCTCCTTCCGCCCCGAGGCGATGTGGTGCGCCCGGTCGTAGCACCGGCGGCAGACGCCCTTGCTGACTGCGGTGCCCCCGCACTGCGGGGTGGCGCAGCCGGTCACCAGATGTCCCCGGTGTCGTTGCCCTGGCGGTACATCGAGTCCGCGCCGGGCTCCTGATCGGCCCAGCCGCGCCGCAGGATGTTCGCCAGCAGCCGGGCGTTCATGGCGTCCTCGTGGGCCAGCGTCAGGGCGCGGAGCCGCTCCTCGGGGGTGAACTCGTCCTCGTTCGTCATGGTCTCTCCTGTCTGGTCCCCGTATAGCCATACGGCCGACGGGGCACTGCTTGTTACCCGCTCGTACTGATCAAGCTCTGACCAGCCACTATCCCGAGGAGCGGAGCCTGGTGCACGGGTACCACCCAGGCTCCGTTCGGCCGGGAGAGGGGAACCTCGGGAGTTCCCTACTCTACGTAGTAGTAACTTGTCCGATAACTGCATACGGTAACCGTATACCCAACCGGTCTGCCGTATAGGTTACTTGGCGGAGCACTCACCCCAACTGGCCCCCGGACGGGACAGTTCCGACAGGATCGGCACGCCTTTCCACTCCCAGGTGAAAGCGTCGAGGATGTCCGCGCCGATCTCCTCGGCCCGGTCGGCGGGGACGGAGAACACGAACTCGTCGTGAACCCAGGTGCGGAGGTACTGCGCGTAGTTGGGGTGCCGGTCCATCAGGCGGAGCAGCACCTCCATGGTGATGTCCCGCGCGCCGCCCTGGCCCATGAGGGCGGGCGCCACGGTGTAGGCCCAGTTCGGGTCGCACCGCATCAGCCGACCGAAGCCGTTGTCCAGCAGCTCGCCCCGGCCTCCGATGTCGCGCACCTTCTCGGTCCAGGCGTCCTTGACGGTGAACTGGCTCATGACCTCGAAGAAGGCCCGAACCAGCTCCGGGGCGTGGCCCTCACGCTCGATCATCGTGCGGGCGCCCATGCCGTAGTTGTAGCCGTGGCCCAGCGGCTTGGCCTCGTCGCGGGTCACGCCCATCATGGCGGCGATCTCCGCGTGGGCGTCCTTCCCGGGCTCGTACAGCGCCATGTACCGCTCGTCCTGGCAGTGCCCGGCCACCGCCCGCATGTCGACCTGGCTCAGGTCGCAGGTGATGATCACGTGACCCTCGTCCGCGATGAAGATGTCCCGCTCGACATGCTTGCCGTTGCGCTTGCCGAAGACCGTCATGCCCGGCTCGGTGATGCTGCCCCGGCCGGACGCCTGGCGCATGCTCACCTTGGGGTGGACCCGGCCAGCGGCCGTCAGGTAGGTGGCCGCTGTCTGGTAGACGGTGCGGGTCTTGGTCACGATGGCCATCAGCCCGAGGGCTTCCTTCAGCTCCGCCGGGCAGCGCGGGTGCGCCGCGATGACGTCCAGGGCCTCGGCCGCCGTGCTCAGCTTGCCCTTGTCGGTGCGCGGGGGAGCGACCACGTTGAACTGCTTCCACAGGTCGAGCAGCCAGGCGTTGCCCTCCTTGGTGGCGAGAGGGGAGCTGTGCGGCTCCCAGACGGCCTGCTTGGCCTTGCCGCGCCCCCTCATGACCTCGCGGCCCAGCGGGAGCCCGAAGGTGCCACCGAGGGACGCGAGGGCGGCCTGCTTCTTCTCCTCGCCCTCAGTCAGCCGCTGGTTGAGCAGCGGCACGTCGACCTTGAAGCCGTTGAGCGTCATCCGCCCCATGAGCCCGAGGATCTTGTGCTCGCGGGCCACGTAGGCGTCCCGGGCAGGCTCCAGCACCTCGCGCACGGCCTTGGAGGCTCCCAGGTCCCCGACGAGGTACGCGTTGTAATCGGCGTCGTCCTTCGGGATCTTGTCGAAGCCGCCGTGCTTGCGGGCCAGGGCCTTGATGTCGTCGGTCTTCCCGGCCACGCCGTAGCGCTCCGCGACGTGGTCCAGGTCGTACTCGTCAATGCTGGACTTGCCCCGGCTGCGCGGGGGGTGGGCCTGGCGGGCGACCGGCTCGGTGTCGACCGTCTTGGCGACGAACGCCTCCCAGTCGAGACCGTGGTAGTGCGCCAGCGCGAGCCCGTCGAACCCGAGCGCGTTGTGACCGTAGACCTCCGGCGCCGCCTCGATCATCTCGACCAGCTCCTCCGGCGGGACGCCGGTCCGGGTCGCCCCGTGCTGGTCGATCACTCCGGCGAGGCGTACGAAGCCCTCTCCGTACGTGAACTCCTCGGCGGCGGACGCGGTCTCCAGGTCGAACCCGATGGGCCCGGAGAGGTCGATCTGGGGAACCTCAGCGGGGGGTGCGGGGGTCTCCGCGAACGGGTCCATGACGGGCTCCGCGAAGGGGTCCACCAGGTCGGCGAACAGAAGATCGTTGATCTCCTCTGCGGTGTAGCTCGGCTGGGTGTCGTCCAGCCCGTTTTCCGAGTCTCCGGTCATGATCTTTTCGGTCTCCTGGTCTCCTGTTTTCAGTGAACGACTGTTTTCGGTTACGCCAGTTACGCCAGATCCGTTAACGCCTATGCGAGGCTCTTCTATAGCGGTTATCGGGGGACGCGTAACTGGCGTAACCGATCTTGGATCAGGGCCGCTGAACGGGTCGTTTACCGGAATGTCCGTTTCGCCCGTTGAGCCCGGATTCTCCTTAAATTTGATTCCGACCCACGCCCGGAAGGTGCTCGCGGTAGGCAGGTCCGACTTCCGCGTCGAGAGGGCGTCTGAGCGCTTCACGACCTTGTACTGGACCCCGTGCTGGGCGACCATGTCGTGGCCCCCGAAACGGGCGCTGAACGTCTTCTCGGACCACTCCTTCTGGCCCCTCTCGCGGAGCCTGTCGTTGAAGATCGTCCGCAGCTCCGAGGAGATCACGTAGCGGCTGTGGTCGAACTCGATCTCGTCCGGTGCGAATGCCAGGATCAGGTCGGCCTCCTTGCGCCACTCCAGGGTGTCCTCGGTGACCCGGGTGGGCAGCTCGGGCATGATCTTCTCCAGCTCGTACCAGCGCCGTGCGCCCGCTGCCATCCACGCCAGCGCGGCCTCCATGGCCTGCGGGTCCAGCTTCAGCCGGTCACGCAGCGTGGCGTCCCCGACGCGGTCCTCCGGCCCGTGGCAGGCCGACTGGGACTTCCGGAACGTGAAGGGCCAACGCAGCAGCGCGAGCCGCCTCCAGGTTCCGTGGTCCGTCTCGTCCACGACCGGCTTGTAGTTGGAGTTGATGAACAGCGAGTGCGTCGCGGCGAAGGTCACCGGGTCCTGCCGGATGCGCCGCCCGGTGATCTCCCGGGTGCCCGCCAGCTTCTTCAGCCGGTTGGTGTCGAGCCTGCGGGACTCCGGCGTCTCCTCCAGGACCGCATACCGAGCACCCATCAGGTCCATGATCTCCGTGGGGTGGTTGTCGCTCGCTCCTCCGAGCATCGTCCGGTCCGAGACCTGCACGTGGTACTTACCGGCCGCCAGCGCACAGGCGTCGTAGACCGTCGACTTGCCGTTCGCTCCGCCGCCCTGGCAGATGATCACAAGGTCGTCCGGGGTCATGTGGCCGGTCAGGGCCTGGCCGACCCGGAGCTGGTACCAGTCGCGCACGTCCTCCGGCAGGGCCTCAAGTGCCTTGGTCCAGTCGGGGTGTTCGGCGTCCTTGACGAAGTCCGCACCGGAGATCTTCGTCATCAGCAGATCCTGGTCCGGCGGCTGGAGCCCGCCGGTGCGCAGGTCGACTATGCCGTTGGGGCAGTTGAGCAGGTCCGGGTTGGAGTCGAACGCGTCGGCCGCGCAGGCGAGGATGCCCTTGGCGAGCTTGAGGACCGCCCCTATCCGACCGGCCGACAGCACGCCGCGCCAGCCGTCGGAGACCGCCTGGAGATCCCGGCCGGTGCCGTGGTGCTGGGCGTCCACGCTCTGGTGGTAGTGCTCCATGACCCACTGCCGGATGGCCTCGGTGACGTTGACCTCGTTGCTCTCCTTCCAGACCTTGCCGGTCCACTCCATCCAGCCCATGCCCGGAGCCCAGCGGAAGCGGTCGTCCAGCTCCTCGGAGCAGGCCGCGTCGGCCAGCATCGAGTCGGTGAAGGTCGCGTCCCGGGCCTCGTTGGGGATGGCGGACAGAGCCGCGTCGCGCAGGATCTCCATCGTGCCGCCAGCGGCGAAGAAGTCGTCCACGCCCTTGACGTCGACATCCCCGACCTTGGGCGGGACGATCAGGTACCGTACGTCCTGCGCACCCTTGGACTCCAGCCACCGGCCGAGCCGCTGCATGGCGAGCATGACGTTGCGGTTGGACCGGGCGTCGGAGTCGAAGCAGATGATCACCGCCCGGTTGCGGAGCGGGACATCCTCCCAGTCGCCCAGCGTGCCCATCTTCGAGCGCCAGTTGAAGACGCCCGTCAGGGTGATCACCGCCCGCTCCAGGCTGGCCAGGCAGTCGCCCTTCTTGATCCCCTCGGTGATCCAGAGTGTGTGGCTCGCGTCCCGGACCTTGTCGGCCACGCCCGGCGGGACGTCCAGCCGGTTGGGCACACCGGCCTGGCTGGCGTACTTCTCCAGCTTGCCGCCGGGGGCCTCCTGCGGGATGGAGGGCTTCCACTGAGCCCCGATCTCCTCGCCGGTGACGCGGTACATCGGCATCAGGATGCCGGGGAAGGCGAGGTCTTCCCGCCAGGCCCAGCGGGGGATGTGCAGGGCCTTGAGCCGGGCCCTGTCGTCGTCACCGCCGTACAGCGTCTCGTATCCACGAGCCGCTATCACCTCGGCATTGATCACCGAGCCTTCTAGCTGGCGCAGGTGACCGGGCATCAGGTCCCGGGGTGCCGCCGGGGGAGTCTCTTCGGTCATGACTGCCTCCGGATCTCAGCCATGATCGCCCGTCCGGCCTCGTAGCTCATCAGGTCGGTCTCGCCCCGCATGATCACGTATTTGCGGACGAACTCCTGCACCGTGATGTGGGTGACCGGTATGCCGTCGAGCATCCAGCCCTTGTTGAACTCGACCTCGTCCAGCAGTTCGCTGGCCGCGTCCTTGATCCTGCTCTCCTGGCTCATCCTGTTTCCCCGAACTCGAATCGTGCGCTGCTCGCGGTGTCCCATGCCTTCTGAGGGACCGTCTTCTGCCACAGCCGGGCCAGGATCGCCCGACCGCCCTCCACGCCTGGCGTGTACGCCGTGGCGCTGTGATCGCGTTCGCAGTGGTCGCTGGTGCGGTGCATGCCCCGGGCGACGATCACTACCATCTCGCTGGCCGTGGCCAGCTCCCACCAGCGGGCGTCCTCAGCGTTGTTGGACCCCGGCTTGACCTCGAACCAGATCGGCTCGGCCGCGCCGGTGACGCTGAGTCGGAAGTCCGGCAGGTAGTTGCCCGCCGGGAGTTGGACCCCTTGGGGCTCGTACTCCCACTGCCACTTCATGTGGTTGAACAACGTGGCCCACCGTGCCTCGGCCCTGCTGCGGAAGCGGCAGCCGTAAGCGCGCGTCTCGATGGCTTTGATGAACGCCATGTCTCCTGCTCTCCTGACTCCCGGTCCCACCTAGTGGTCCGCGTAGGGTACCGCTGGCGCGGTCATTCGTCGGTTGTGTCCGGCTTCGCGTCCGGAACGATCATCCGGTTCAGCTCGGCCGCGTCCACCAGGACCCGCCGTCCGGCCCGGTACTTGGTCAGCTGGCCCTCGTCCATCCATCGGCGGATGGTGTGCGGCACCACGTGGGCTATGTCGGCCGCCTGCTTTACGGTCAGGTAGTCGCGTTCCATCGTTTCCTCCTAGCTCGGTATACATGAGCTTACCCGAGTTTGCGTGGGTGTACGCGTCGGGTACTATGAGGGCAGCAGGATCAACCAGGAGAGCAGGAGATCATGACCAGCAACCAGTCCATATGCCCGTGGCCCGACGGCCCGTGCACCTGCCCGAGGCCGTGGTCGCGATGACCCGTGAAGAGACCGCCTACGCTCAGGCGCTCAACGTCTTCGGCAGCGACCAGGAGAGCCCCGAGGAGCACGACCTGCTCCGCAACCTGCGCATCCACAGCCACGACGGAGAGGCCGTCCCGGCCGTACGCTCCGTCAACTGGCAGGCCACGCTGGCCGCCGTCTCCGCCCGGGGCCCGCGCTGCGACGTCTGCAACGGCTGGACCTTCCGGCCGTGGTACGTCACCCTGCTCTCCCGCACGACCCCGCGCCTGTGCGGCACCTGCGAGACGAGCATCCCCTGGACCGAGCCCGTGGCCGTCATCGGCCGTCAGGCCACCAACCCGTTCGGTGCGCCGTACGACCGGATCACCCAGTGAGCGCGGCCCACACCGACCTCGTGCTGAGCGAGGTCGCGGCGGAGCGCGAGCGCCAAGTCGAGCGCTGGGGGCGCCAGTACATCACCGACAACGACGGGACGGACGACGGGACGATCCTGCTCGGCCGGAGCTACGCCGTGCTGGAGAACACCCTCAAGGCGCGCTGCGACCACCTCGCTGAGGAGTGGAGGGCCGGGCGCCTGCCCGACCCCCGCAACATGACGACCGTCCTCCTGGAGGAGGTCTTCGAGGCTCTGTCACAGGCCGTGGCCGGGAACCCCGAGGAGCTGCGCAAGGAGCTGGTTCAGGTAGCGGCCGTCGCCGTGAAGTGGGCGGAGATCCTGGACCACCGTGCGGCCGAGGCCGCCGGTGCCGAGATCGACGCCGCCACCGCCGGTCTGTACGCCGCGACCGGCCGGGTCCGGATGCGCAAGGGACTGAGCTTCGATGAGGCCAAGTCCCTGCGCACGCACGGAAAGAAGATCGTGAAGGCCCCGGCCATCGTGGAGCTGGAGCTGCCGGAGCAGAGGGAGGAAACGCCATGAGCCAGTGCATCAGGTGCGCATGCCCTGACCACCCCTTCAGCGTGTGCCGGAAGAACACTGACCCGGACATGCCGGAGGCCGGTACCGCGTGCGGCTGCACCCCGGAGCAGGTGGCCGAGGTCGCCCGTGCGGAGATCCCCTCCGACACCCGGGGCTCGCTGGCCCTCCTGGCCCTCACCGACGACGACCCGACCACCGCCCTGCGGATCGTCAAGGAGCTGGGGATTGACGAGCTGAACGACCTCCGGTCCCACGCCCGCATGCTGCTGGAGATGATCGGTAACGAGACCACCCGGAAGCTGAGGGCCCGCCGTGGCTGCTAGGAAGACCCGCCGGAAGAGCACCCACACCGGCATCCTCGGCTGCCAGGCGTGGTGCGAGGACTGCGGCTGGAAGCTGGAGGCCACCAACGCCCTGGGCAACGGGGCCATCCACGCCGACAAGTACCCCGAGCACACCGTGCACGTCGAGCAGACGCTGGGCGTGACCTACAACATGAAGGCCCGTGAGGGGGAGACGAGTTGACCGCCCGCACCGAGCTGCGCCCCCGAGTAGTGATCTGCCCGGAGTTCCCGGAGCTGGTCGTGTCGGACGATGGGCAGATCCGAGGCCCGAGGAAGTGGCTGAAGCTCTTCCCCAACAAGACCAACCCCTACCTGCACTTCAACATCTACCGCAGCCCGAAGTGGACGCAGCTGTCGGTCCACGTCGTCGTGTGCACGGCGTTCCACGGGCCTCGCCCGGCCGGACTGCTGGTGCGGCACCTGGACGGAGACCCCCTGAACAACCGGGCTGACAACCTGGCCTGGGGAACCTTCGAGGAGAACGAGGCCGACAAGGTCGCTCACGGCCGGGCCGCCAGGGGAGAGAGCCACCCCCACGTCAAGCTGACCGAGGGCCAGGTCAGGGCCATCCGAGCTGCGAGGGCCGCCGGGATCAAGCTGTCGGAGCTGTCTGCCGAATACAGGATCTCGCAAACCCAGATCAGCGCCATCGCGCACCGGAAGGTATGGAGGCACCTGACGTGAGGGACACCCTTACCCCCAGGGATTACCAGATCGAGTGCCTGGACCTGATCAGGTCGGCCTGGTACAACCTGCAACGCCCGGCGGTCGTGCTCCCCACCGGCGCCGGGAAGACCGTCATCTTCGCCCACCTCGCCTCGGAGTGGCTGGAGCGCGAGCACACCCGTGTGGTCGTCCTGGTCCACCGCGATGAGCTGGCCGACCAGGCCATCGCCAAGATCCGCGCGGTCGCCCCCGGGCTGGACGTCGGCAAGGTCAAGGCGGCCGACAACGACACCGGGGCCGACGTGGTCGTGGCCTCGGTGCAGACCCTGGCCCGTGCCTCCCGGCTCGACCAACTCACGGCGCACGCGGGTCTGGTCGGGCAGATCGGCCTCGTGATCGTGGACGAGTGCCACCACGCCGCAGCCCCGAGCTACATCCGGATCATGACGGAGCTGGGCTGCTACACCCGGGGCGAGGAGGACTCCTACGGCCAGTGGCCGGGCACCCGGGCGGTGGGCTTCACCGCCACGATGGCGCGGGGCGACGGGGTGGGCCTGGGGGGCGTGTGGGAGGACGTCGTCTACACCAAGACCACGCTCTGGATGATCGCCCACGGGTACCTGACCGACGTGCGCGGCCGGGTCATCGACCTGGAGCTGGACCTCAGCCAGGTCAAGACCTCCGGCGGCGACTACCAGGCCAAGTCCCTGGGCAACGCGCTGATGGACATGGACGCCCCGGCGAGCATCGCCCGAGCGGTCCAGCAGCACGCGGCCGACCGGCGGCCTATCGTCTTCACCCCCGACGTGGCGACCGCCCACGCCACCGCCCACGCCCTGAACTTCTACGGCATCGCCTGCGACGTGGTCGACGGCACCACGCCCCGGGAGGCCCGGCTGGCCACCTACGCGGCCTTCCGCACCGGCCGGATTCAGGCTCTGGTCAACTGCATGGTCTTGACGGAAGGCGCCGACATGCCGTGGGCCGACTGCGCGGTGATCGCCCGTCCGACCAAGAGCGCCGGGCTCTACATCCAGATGGTCGGCCGCGTCCTGCGGCCGTGGCCCGGCAAGGCCGACGCGCTGGTGCTCAACGTGATCGGGGAGGGCGGCACGCTCTGCACGCTGATCGACCTGGACCCCGGGCTCATCGTCCCGCCGGAGGGCCGGGAGTCCCTGGCCGAGGCGTACGTCCGGCAGGAGGAGCGGGCGGAGCGGACCTACAGCTCCGACCACCTGGCGTTCGACCTCAAGTTCCGCGACATCGACATGTTCGAGTCGTCCACCCACAAGTGGCTCCGCACCCCGGCCGGGGTCATGTTCCTCTCCCGTGGCGACGGAGACGTCTTCCTCTGGCCGGAGAGGGACGAACGCGGCTGGATGGTGGGATTCGCCGCAGCCAACGGCCGCGCCTGGGAGCCGCTGCACAGGGAGCTTTCGCTGACCATGGCGATGGCGTGGGCCGAGACCGAGGCCGGGTCCGGTCTGTTCAACCTCTCGGCCAAGGACAAGCGCTGGCGCAAGGAGCCTGCCGACGGCAAGCAGATCGGCAAGGCGCGGTCCATCGGCCTGGACCCCGGCAGCGACCCCCGCAAGGGCGAGCTGTCCGACGCGATCAGCATCGCGCTGGCCGCCCAGAAGTTCGACCGACGGATGAGGAGCCTGGAGCGATGAGGTTCGACCTGACACCCGAGCAGCACCAGCGGATGGCCGACGAGGTCATGCGCGAGCAGACGGCGATGCAGGGCCGGTACGAGGCCGAGCTGAAGCTGGCCGCCCGCAAGGAGGTCCGGCGCAGCCTGGCCCGGATGGCCGACCACGTCCGGGAGACGACCCGCAGCGCGGCACCGAGCCGGTACATCGACCTGCTGCTGCTGGCCGGGATGCTGGACATCGAGGTCGCCCGGCTGGACACCGAGATCATGACCGGGCAGGAGATCGAGCTGTGAAGCGGATCGCGTTCGCGGCCATCGTGGCCTATCTCGACCGCGCCACGGACGACGGCCGCCTGCTGGTGACCCCAGAGATCCTGCTCCACCACGCCTACCCGCTCCCGGTGTTCGGCTACAACGCCACCACCGGCCAGCGCGACCGCGTCGGGCTGATCGAGATCGCGGCCGTGTGCGACCGGCGCCTGATCGTCTTCGGCCGGATGACCACCGGGCCGGAGGCCAAGCCCTACGTCGACCGACTGTCAGAGGGGTCTGCTTGGCTGGAGCTTGACCTGAGCCACATCGAGACCGAGACCGAGGAGCCCACGAACACCGACCCCAACCCGGTGACCCGCTTCACGAGCTGGTCGCTGGCCTGCGCCACTATCGGCGAGAGCCCCTGCTGGGACCTTCCGCCCGTACAGATCGAGGAGTTCACGAATGCCTGAGACCGAGAAGTTCGCCTGCCAGCGGTGCACCCGCACCGACGTCTCCAAGACCGCGAGCGGCGGGCTGCGCAGCCACGCCGCCAACGGCAAGAAGGTCGCCCCCGACAACCCCGTCTGCCCCGGCGCGGGCATGGACCCGAGGGGTGTCGAGCACGGTGGGGGAGAGGCCCCGACCGAGGCTCACGGCGGGGCGTCCGCCTGCCGCGTCTGCAAGATGCCGTACCCGCTGACCGCCAACGGCCGCATCCGCAGCCACCTGGCCCGGTCCGGCCGGGAGAGCTGCGCCGGAGGCTCCGACTGGCCGCTGGGGGTCGAGGGCATCAGCACCGAGCCCACGCCGCAGCAGGAGCTGGACATGGCCGTCCGCCGCGCCGGTGGCGCCGTTGTCGAGATCGCCCGGCTGTTCAACGACGTGCCGAGCGACGTTGCCACGGCCAGGGACGAGAGCTGGGGCTTCACGCCGCCGGTCGACCACGTCCACACCTTCGAGTACGGGGACGACGGCAACGGCCACTCCGGCAGCTTCTGCCCGTGCGGCATGGAGGAGCCCGACAACCCGAGCGAGGCCGCAGCCGCCAGTGCGCCGGTCATCGTGGTCTCGTCGGCCGACGACTTCCTCACCGGCGGCCGACCGGCGGCCGTGCAGTCCGCCGACGACTTCCTCACCGGGACGTCCGACGAGGCTGACCGCACGCCGAACTACTTCACGTCCCGATACGACGGCGACTGCTCCAACTGCTTCCGCCACTTCGACTCCGGGGACCTGATCCGGTCCGACGGCGACGGTGGCTGGATGGCGCAGGACTGCTGCGGGGACGAGGACGACCAGGCACCGGCCAAGGCCAAGGCCGTGGCCGCCAAGCCGCAGCACACCTCCCTCCAACTCCCTGTGGTCAACGGCCGGTACCGGGGCCCCCACCCCAAGACCGGCAAGAAGACCAACTGGACCCGGACGACGACCTTCGCCGAGGCCATCGCGGACAGCATCGCCCTGGACCAGTGGAAGGGCCGGATGGAGGCCATGGGCCTGGCGATCCGCCCCGACCTGCTGGCCAAGGTCCGCTCCATCGTCCAGGGCCGGGTGCCGTACGAGGTCGCCAGCCTGGCCCGTAAGGACCTGAACCAGATCGTGGAGGACGCCAAGCTCGCGGCCGGGTCCAAGGACCGCGCCAAGAAAGGCACCATCCTCCACAAGCACACCGAGGAGATCGAGTCCGGCCGCCGCAAGCTGGCCGACGTGCCCGAGGAGTTCCGCCCCGACGTCACGTCCTACCTGGCCAAGATGGAGGCCATGGGCTTCCGCCCGGTGAAGGGCATGATCGAGCGCTCCGTCCTGACCACCGAGCTGGCCACCGGCGTGGTCGGCACGTTCGACCGCGTCCTGGAGGTGATCAAGCCGCAGGAGCCGGTCACCCTGGAGACCGGCCGGGTGGTGCAGCTCCAGGTGGGTGATTTCGTCATTGGCGACGTCAAGTCCGGCGCCACGCTCGACTTCGCCTGGGGTGAGATCGAGATCCAGCTGTCGATCTACGCGCACGGGATCAACGAGAACGGCGTGGCCACGATCATCTACGACGACGCGGGCCTGCCGCACTGGGCCTGGAGTCCGCTGGCCGAGAACAGCATCACCAAGGTCCGCGAGGACATCGGCGTCGTGATGCACATGCCCTACGGCGAGGCCCGCTGCGACTTCTTCCCGGCCGACCTGGTCGAGGGCTGGGAGGGTGCCCGGATCTGCGAGCGGACGCGGGAGTACCGCAAGGTCAAGATGCCGCAGGCGCCGATGGCCGTTCCGCAGGCCGAGGTCGAGGCCGCTCCGCCGGTCGAGGTCGAGGCCGCTCCGCCGGTCGAGGTCGAGGCCGTCCCCAACCGGGCGAAGGAGATCGAGGCCCGTGCCTTCCAGCGGCCGACGGCCGCTCAGATGGCCACCGGCCACCCGTCCGTGAACGGCGCGGTCAACGGGACACCGGCCAAGGTCACCTGGGAGCAGGCGTTCAAGGCCGTGGAGACCAAGGCGGAGGGCTCCGCGCTCTGGAAGAAGGCCGTGGAGGCCGGGGTCGAGGCGACCGAACTCGCCCGTCTCGTCAGCCTGGTGAACCTGGCGGAGCCGAAGCCGGAGAAGCCCGTCTCCGCCCCGAACGCGGCGGTGGTGGTACCGGCGGCCGTCCAACAGCCCGCAGCCGCCCCTGTCCCCGCTCAGGCCCCGCCCAAGCCGACTCTTGAGGACCGCGCCCGCGCCGTCACCACGAAGGCCGAAGCCTCCGCCCTGTTCCAGGAGATGAAGGGGAACGTCCAGCAGATCGGCATGGCACGGCTGAACGCAGTTGTCAAGCTGGCGCAGCAAGCACTCGGCCTGGTCTGACGTTTGCGGATTAGATAAATCAGGTAGACTTCAACTCGTACCACCCGGGCCGCACTCACTCGACGGGCGAAGGCACCGGGGGGAGATCGGGACTGGTGCTCTGGCGTAGGTGGTCTCCTGGCCACCCGAAGACCGAGCAGCAAGCACCAGTCCCGCATCTCACACACCATCAAAGGTTCACAGGCGAAAGGGATACACCGTGAGCAACGACCCGTTCGGCAGCAACACCGCAGTAGACGACGGAGCCAATGACTTCCTCGTCGGCGGGACCACCGTCGTGGCCGCCAAGTGGCCCACCGTCGGCCACAAGGTCGAAGGCACCATCACCGGCTGGCAGTGGCCGATCCAGAAGACCGACATGGACACCGGCGAACTGCTCTGGTTCGAGGGCAAGAAGATCGTCAAGGACAGCGACCTGAAGAACCGGGCCGCAGCCCGCCCGGCCAACCAGATGCTGCTGGACATCCAGTTCCCGGCCGACAGCGCCGAACTGGGCAAGACCTGGGAGACCAACCAGTACATCCCCAAGCCGGTCGCGGACGACGACGGTATGCGTCGCATCTACATCAGCGGCGAACTCCAGAAGGCCCTGGGCGAAGCGCTCAAGGCGGCCGAGGCCGTGCTGGAGGAGGGTGCGTACATCGAGATCGTCCGCACCGACCCGGTCAAGAAGAGTTCCGGCTTCTACGCCTACACCTACAAGGCGCGCTGGACCCCGGCGGCGAAGAACACCAAGGCGGGCACCGACTTCCTCACGACCCCGGAGGCCGACCCGTTCGCCTGATCGAGACCGGCGCCCCCGACCCCCGCGAGTGA